TGACTATGAATTTTATAATATTAGTAGTTCTGATGCAATTAGTGGCCTTAAAAGATTTGGTTTAATGAGATTAACAGAATGTGTATATGATTGGCACTTTAATCAAATTGACCCAGAAAATTTACCGAGTAAAGAAACTGTTCTTCCCAAATTCACATATAAAATTTCTAGCCCTTCACATACCAACGTAACTGTAACTAGCACTTCAGGAGCAGTTTTAACAGTAACTAATTCACCAATTACTGCAGGATTTTTAGCAAACGATTATGTATTAGACAATCAAGGAAGGTTTATTGGAACTGTTTCTAGCATGACCTCTTCCTCTATTACATTAAGTGCTGACGCTAATAAGACAAATGATGGAAGTTTTTACACAGGGACAGTAACTAAGGTTAGGCCAACTAATATCAAAGATGCAACTATTTCAGGAAGGGGAACGGCAGATACTTTTGACCACCTAGACGACATTCATATGTTAAAGGCGGCAGTTTTTGATAAAGACTTATATAACTCTACTAAAAAGACTAATTGGTTTGTTTCAGATTATGGCGCTATGCAAGGCCTTCAAGATGGTAGTTATCCATCAAGTATTGTTCTTCCTCCTAATCTTGGTGATAAACTAAGAAACCACACTTCCCATACTAGTCACGCTTCTGAAGTGATTAAGTTATATCAACAGGCTGATGATACCTCCCATGCTTCATCTGACTTTATGAAAGATGAAGCCCTTCCTGTGTTCTTAGACCGATTTGGAATCGAAGATGGAACTCGTAATGTAACAAAGGGGACTGTTGCTCCTAGATTTACTAAGATTAGTCCCATCTATAAAGCAAGTAGTTTTTATCAAATTGGACTATTTAATGATGCTAGATTTTATCGTTATGGCGATTTAAAGGGAGATATTGAAGTTAAACAACAAGCAGATGGAGTATATCTAGGAATGAAATTTAGATTACATCTAGATGAAACTAGCCTTTCAACAGTCTCAGTTTCTACTTTATCTGATGAAGTAGGTGCGCCATTAAAAAAGTATGTGATTGAAACATCTGATGAAAGTGAGCACTATTGGTTAAACTTTGTTGGAAATTTGTCTGGTTGTTATTTGGTTAGCGAAGCAGGAAGATATATTCAAGATGTTGAAAATAATGGCGTTACAACTAATGTTTTAACCGCAGATAAAGACCAACAGGAATCACTTAACACCTTAACTCCTTCAGGGGTTATGTATGTTATGTCTCACGAAATAGATGTTGAAGATACCACTAGAAAACACATATTAATCACAACTACAGATATTTCGAGTTCTGGGGGCGACTACTTTAGAATTATGCAGCCAAATCATATTTGCACGCACGAATTCACACCAAAAACAATTGTTCCTAAAGTTCTTTCTTCAGAATATACGAAAGCAAACGGTGATGCTAACGTGTATAAAACAATTTCCTCATACTCTTATAAAGATTTAAAGCAAGGACCAACGGGGTCTTATCCTTCTAAAAACCAAGGAGGCCAAGAAGCAGCCTTATCTATGTATGTAATGGTTGACTTAGATAAACAAAGCACCTCACACAGTCCATTAGTTGTTATGAATAATGCTAGTCAAAAGGCAGTATTACCTCACGGGTCATATAATATGTGTGTATCTGATGGAGATACTACATATAAAACAGAGGTAACTTCTTCTGAAATCAATAATGCTCAAAGTGCTATTAATCTTACCTTTGCAGAAATGAAGAAAACAGTAGGGGTGGTTTCCGTATCTGAAACCTTTACTTTAACCGTTCCGAATCAAGTAAATGGAAACTTTACAAGGGCAAATATTGGCGTGGGAGTTACTATTGGTCACGAAGTAGATAATATTTTAAATGACCTACTAGAGAGTAGTGATATTTCCTTTGACCAAAATAAACAAACTTATCCTAAATTTATCGCTCCTAATTTTCAAGGGGTTGATTTACTTTCAGCAGTAAATTATGCTGCAAAGAAAAAGGAGTTAACTCTAATTGAAGATGAAGGCATATTTAAAGTAGTCGAAAAGAAAAATAATTCTAATTATACTGATGTTCTTCTCTCTGATTTTGGTGACTATCAAATCTTTAACTACAAAAATGAAAGCACTATTTTCGATAAGTTTAATGAAATTGTTGTTTTCGGAAGAAGCCACAAAACGGTTCGTAAAAATTTAAGAGACATTAGAAAGTTTGGGAAGAAAACCCTAGAAGTATTTGAAAGAGAATTAGCATCACAGGAAGATGTAGATGCTAGAGCAACAGAACTGTTCTTGTTACATAATAGGGCAAATAAAAAATTAGTTTTGGAAGTAGGGCACAGCGGCATTTCTCAATTAAGACCCGGAGATATTATCAATGTTGAAATCAGAAGAGAAAATATTCCTAGGAACCAATACTTTGTCTTGGAAGTTAAACATTTACTTACAGGCAATATGATTCTAGAATTAGGATTATTCAGCAAGAAGTTAGAAGATAGATTTGCTGAACTATTGATTCAAGGAAGAAAAACTAATACTGCTATTCGAGAACAGGCATTTAATGAGGATACATCATCGTTTGATGTTCTAGAAACACTTAAGGTCAAGCCCCTTCGTCTGCTTGTTAGGAAGAGGTCGTCCGCAGGTGCGACTCTCGGTTTTGGAATTACTTTAGGTTTTGGTTCGACCTTTACAGGATTAGGAACAATTACTGAAACTGATTTGAAGGAGGTGGAATATTGATTACTGACGACCTAAGAACATATGTCGTAAATCAATTATTTACAGCAATTGATACAGGGAAAATTGGATTGGGAGGGAACTCAACAAGCCCTGCATCTACAGATTTAGATGTTCCTATTTCTGGAATTACAGTTTCCGTTACTAAAGATAAATCAACTGAAAATGTTCTTGAAGTTAAATTAAGTATTGCCGGTAATGCAATCCCCGGCAAAGTTATCCGAGAAGCAGGCTTTTTTGATGGTTCAGAATTATTTGCTAGGGAATCATTTGATGGTGTAGGGCCTTTTACATCAACAGAAACTTTAGAAATTTTCTTCGTTATTGAGGTGGAATGATATGGTAAGCAATCCGGGATATTATAGCCAAATGGCTACAGCAGGTTCTTTAACACAAATTGAAGACGGTGTGGATAATCCACACACAGGTTTAATCAAAGCACTTAGTTTAGGTGTAGCAGGAAATTATGTTATTAGTGGTTTCGACGCTACTTCTGTTAATGCAACAGGCGCTACTATTGCAGCAGGTGTAGTTCTAAGAGATGGAAAAAAGGTAGCAATTTCAGGAAGTAGTGTTTCTCTATCAGCAACATACACTACGGGTTATCATTTGTTAGTTGCCCGCTCTTCTGCTTTAGCGGTAATTAATCCTGCTGCTGCAAATAAGGTTCCCGCCTTTACTGCCGGTGATGTTCCTATTGCTATTCTTGCACATACGGGTAGCAACCCAATGCAGATTCAATATTTTGGAACAGGTAAAACTGAAAACTCCCTTAGCGTTGCATATGATAGTTCGGGCTATACTGAAATGGGAACAGTTACTTCCGATGCCGATAGTATTGATATTGCAACAACCAATTCAAACGCCGATATTAATTTAACACCCCATGGGACAGGTGATGTTAAACTTGGAACATTAGCGATTGATGGCGACCAAACAGTAGGGGCCGGTCAAGACGGTCATGCTTTAATTTATACCCATTCTAATGCAAAGGCTGCTTTAGCCGCTCTTCCCGCTACTTATTCCGATAGTGATGCAGTTTCAGCAGTTGAAGCAGAATCTACATTAGTTTTGCAATCAGGAGTTACTGTTGGAACTGATTTAAAATTATCCACATCTTCTGATAACGTGGTAATTGAAAACGTTACACAAGACAAAGACATTATTTTTCAGATTGATGACGGAGGCGTAGATACAGAGGTTATGCGTATTGATGGCTCAACTTCAAGAATCGGTATTGGGACTACTACTCCTGATGCAAAGTTACACATTGAAGGTGATGCTAATGATGAAGTAGTTCTTCATATCACAACAACAGGTGGAACAAGTGGTTCTGTTCAAGGAAAGGCACACATTGGTATGTCTCACTTTAATAGCGATACTGTCCCTAGTGCTACTATTACTGTAGAAGAGATTGATGTTTCTGACCATAGAGCGAACATGAGTTTTAGCACAAGAGCGAGTGGTTCAAGTAACGCTGCGCCTACTGAAAAGATGAGAATTACTCACGATGGAAAGGTTGGTATTGGAGATACTTCTCCTTCTACAACATTATCTGTAAATGGGGACGTTAGTGGAGATAAGTTCTTAGTTGAATCTATTCAATATGAATTAGCATCTGATTTTACTAGTGCAGGTGCTATTCCCGGTCCTGCATCTGCTCCAAGTTTAACACTTACTGATACCGACTCAATTTATAGAATTACTACGAGCGTAGGAAATCCGCCCGGAACTGCTGCCTTAGATGTAGTTTTCCCTGCTACTTCAGGAAATGAAGGTCTAGTTTTAAAAATTATTTTTCCCGCTATTGCAGGTGCGCCTGATGATTTGCTTTTAAAGAGTTCAGGCTCAGACAATATTATTGCTCCTGATAATTCTGTTTTAGCCGCTTCCGGTGGAAGCCATACATTAACAACTGCGGGAGTCTATGAAGCCATTTGCATTAGTGGCTCTTGGATTTTCTATAAGATTAGTTGATTAATATGTTCACATTAAAAATTAATAATGTGAAGAGATAAAAAGCCAAAAAAAATGGAAGCCGAGGGCGCTAACCCCCGACTTCCTTTAAGGTCTTTTTAGACCATAATCCGCAGCATTGGCGGCATTCCCAAAGTTTAATTTGTCCCGGCTCTCCCGCATAAAAAGCGATTAGCCGCTTCGCTAATGTGTCTTGTTTGCAAAACGGACATTTTTGCTTAAGACCCATCTTTATCACGCTTTTGCATGAGCCTCGTCATATATTCTTCAACAGACTCATCGGTGATATTAGAACCACCAAATGCCGCAAAGAAAAGAAGCAAAACCATAAGCATGAATACAATTAATCCTAACCATTCCCAAGTAGACATTACCAATCAACTCCTAAATCAACAAATTCTTCCTTTTCAACAGAGAATCCTTTCACGATTCCATTTTCTTGACCGTATTTCCAGAGGTCATAGACTAACTGACTATCCTTCAGACAGTAATCTACAACAGTATCGTAATCTCCTGTTTTCCAGAGAGCAGGTGCGTCAGCAGAATCCATAGTCTTAGAAGCGCCTAATGAACACTCTACTAGATTTTGAAGACGGAATCGCTCTCCATGTTGTTTAAGCAATACTTTGCTAGTATCAATGTATTGTTTATTCTCTAAATACTTACGAATACAGTATATGTCCAAAGAATCTCGAAGGATAGGTAGGTCAAACGCTCCGATATTGTGGCCTAATAGAAGGCCTCCTGCCTTCTGAAAGTCATCTAAGTCGTATTTGAGGTCGCGCAGACTTTTGACGACATGACCGCCCTTAGCGAAGGACTCAACGGCTTCATCCACATATGCGGTCCCTGCTGACCCATCCCAAGTCGTTACAGTTGAAACTTGGAACATATGTGTATTTCCGAAACCACCGATTTCATAAGACATATTTTTAGTCTCTAAATCAATCGCCATTACATTCATGCTTATTCACTCCCGCCCCAAAGTTTGTTTAACTTATCCTTTTCCTTATTCACGGGTTCATCTTCCTGAATTTTTCTTTTCATGAAGACAACAATGTTTGCACCTGCAACAGTAACCATCGAAGAGCATTCCCATCCTTCTTCGCCATATGTGTTAAGAGATTCAATAATAATCTTTGGTCCTTTATTTACTTCAAATACTTTATATGTGTTTTCCCACTTCATTTTTCATCACCTATTAATTTTAGAAAAACTACTCTGCCTTGCTTTTGTTCCAAGAATTTATTCTTAATCTTCTTGAAGTATTCATACACAGTAGTTTGAGACTTCTGACCTTCCTTTACTACGCGAGAAAGTAGTTCCTTTTTAGAAATGTAATCGTCACCTGTTTCAGCGCAAACTTCTGCATAAACCTTAACAAATGTAGGATAAAGAGACTTTCTTTCAAGACTTCGACGCTTAACACGGAGGCCCTGCTCAAGCCAAGTAACCAATGTGTTATAACATTGTCGCACGATGATAGCCGCTTGATTTACGTTCTTTACTCTTACTACGAACCTATCTGATTTATTCGGAATGTTCGGGGCTTCTGCGATAGAACAGAGAACACTCATTTTAATGAGAATCTTAAGCAAGCGGGTGGTAAAGTTTTGCGCCACTCTGCGAACATCAGCATTTGTGTTGTTGATAAACTTCTTCATCTCGTTATATTCATGCTTCAAAGCATCATTAAAACCCGGAGCAAAGGTTACAGTTTTAAGTGGGTCTTGGCCCACTTCATTATAGCGGTCATACATTAGTTCATAGAGTTTAAAGAAAGCATTTGCATACTTATCAATAGGCTGATTGACGATTTCAATAGTCCCTGCCTTATCAATCTGTTCTTCTCTCATTTGGTCTTGAATATGTTCAGGAACATCCCAAATAAAAAGAAGCATACGTTGAAGCACACCTTTATTTGCAATAACATCGCTAAGATTATCGGGAGGATAAGTCATAGCCAAAACAGAACGCTGACTATAACAATACATAATCTCATTGTCGAACTGACGAAGAGCCTTACTGATAACCCAAGATTCACCTGCTAAGGTGTTCATTAATGTATTCAGATACACAATCGAAGATTCATTGTGTTGTGTTGGTTTAAACACACCAGAATATTCAAACTCGTCCCAATGAGCAAGACCCGCGCCTTCAAAGTGACCGGGAATCCTAATCATTTCGTCTTCGCCTTCATCATTTGTTGATTTGTTGAATCCACCAATCAAGGTCGCATCCGTATAATCAGTAAGCGAAAAGGTATTAAAGTTCTGAGGCAAAGCAAACTGTCCCGTTGCATTTCCAATCTCAGATTGCATCTTGGGGTGATGGCCCTTCTCATTAATTTTAATGAATGTCTCTTTAGCCACAGGACCAACAAAATTCCAAAGCGTTGACTTTCCTGTTCCTGAACTTTGAATCCAACCAAAGTGAATTCTGCTATCTTCAATATTTCTTCCATTCGGAATCAATACAAAGTCCTTTACAACTTGTCCAAGAATAACAAAGAAAGAAACTGCCGCAGGCACGTCATTCATGTGTGAAACTTCAAGAGCAGACTCTTGAAAAGACCTCACCACTTTGGGAAGTGATTCCGCAAAGTTACTTAGTTCTTCTTCATATAATTCGTAATATTCATCATCTTCATTCATAGTGTCACCTTCTCTTCTGAGTTTAGAGTATCTAAGATACGTTTTGCTACGGTGGGACCAATCCCTTCTAATCTTGTAAGATTATGGACGCGCTGCTCGCCCACTTCCATGATTGAACCGTATTCTTCAATCAATTGTTCAGCCTTCTTTTCCGATACGCCCTTGATAGTGGCTAACATATCAATACGTAAATCATCTGTTGAGATTCTTTTATGTATGCGTGGTTTAATTGTCGGCCTAGTCATACTTTGCATTTTAGCCAAGGAACAGATAATTTCTGCCGCTTCTTCTTCAGAAGCAACCCACATGGGTTTTACATCCATATCTAAAGTAATTCTTCCTAGTCCACCTAGAAATTTATTTCTAAATAAAATACCTCTAGCCGCTACAGGCATTTTACTTGGCGAGTTATCAATTACATTCATAATTGCTTCATCCAAAGAGCCATAGATTAGCACTACATTTGTTTGGTATGCTCTATCCATGTTATCAATCTGTGTCCACATTCTTTTTGAGATTACTGAACCTAAAAAATCTGTTGTGGATTTTGCTTCAATGCATACATCACCAACGACATAATCGCCAATTTCAATCCATTTCTTTTGAGTCCTAACATTGAACTCTCTAGCCTTTTGCTCAACAACTCTTACTAGTTTCGAGCCTTCTTTTTCTCTTGAGTCTATGATTAACATTACTGATATTCCTCCTGTGTAGATAGTTTAATTATTTCATCTTCATAAATTAAATCGGTAATCCATTGAACAAATGTTACATTCGCCCATTCCAATCCTAAATCATGCCAATATGCTAGTTTGAATTCCAAGAAATCTTCAAACAATACTTCTATAGTTTCTTCTTTTACTGACATTTTGTCACCTCTAATAGTGATGTTAAAACAAAGGCAATTGTGCCTGTTAGGTAAAATGCAATTCTAGCATAGAACATTAAGTCACTTCTTTCCATCTGGAAACCTCCAACATTTACCCACACAATAGCCATTATTGATAAGCGTTCTGCATGAAGGTGAGAAACGATTATTTCTCACCGTATATGATACGTGCTTCTTAGATTCACGTTCATTCCAATCTAACCAAACTTCTTCTGATTTAGAATATACATCACGAATCTCTTCCATAATCCTATCAATGATAGGTTTGGATTGTTCTCCTCTTAAATGAATACCAGAACAATTCGTTAAGATATCTCTATACCATTGAACAAGATACACGCGAGAATAATGTCCGGGATTCTCAACCATAGTAGCATGATGCAAACAAGGAAGGATGGGTAGTTTTCCGTTATGCTGAGGCACAGAAACCTCACCTTCGACCATCTCTATTGGGGGTTGCTCGGGGAAGACAAGCAGCATAGACCCCGACTTTCTGAAGGGAATAAGTCTTGGCTTTGAGGCTAAAAGCAGAACATCTTCAAGAGACATAGTAATCACATCTTCATAGAATAATGGAATGCAATATAGAGCATTACCTCGGCCATCGTCTGATGCCATATTTACTGTATTTGGGACT